GTGATGAAGTTTCATTTGTAGATTATGCAGGAACATTTGATACTAATAATTTAACTATAGCTTCTAATGGTTCAGAAAAAATTCATGGATCTACAGACAATTTAACTATATCCGTAGAAAGAGCAGCAAACACTTTGGTATTTACAGACTCTACTCAAGGTTGGTTGCTGAAGAGTAAATAATGTCTGAATATAAAGATATACACGGCACGACTGTCCGTAACAGTGCTGGAGATTTATCTGGTGCAAAGACTGGTGAACTTTTTTATGATAGTACAAATCGTAATTTTTCATATAAATTTCCAAACGTAACTTCAGCTGGTGCTTGGAGGACTGGTGGAAGTTTAAATACTGCTAGAGAAAATTTAGGAGGAGCTGGAGCTAATAATTCAGCAGGTTTAGCTTTTGGTGGTGCACCTCCTGGAGATGGTTTAGCAATAACAGAATCTTATAATGGTGTTACTTGGACGGAAGTAGCTGATCTTAATCAAGGTAGATGGGGTGTAGCAGGAGACGGAACTTATACGGCTGCAATAGCTTTTGGGGGTGGTACTGATCCATCTTATAGAGCTGAGGCAGAAACTTGGAATGGATCAAGTTGGACAGAGGTAGGAGATTTAAATACAGCAAGAAGATATATAGCAGGTTCAGGAATTGTAACATCTGCTTTAGCTTATGGTGGATTCGAACCACCTCAAACTGGAAAAACAGAATCTTGGAATGGTTCAAGTTGGACAGAAGTAGCAGATTTAAATACTACTAGAAATAGTTTTGATGGAGCAGGAGCAGATAATACTTCTGCTCTAGCTTTTGGTGGAGAGTCTCCACCTGCTACAGCAGATACTGAAAGTTGGAATGGAACAGCTTGGACAGAGGTTGCTAATTTAAATGCAGCAAGAGCAGGTATAGCAGGAGATGGTATACAAACACTAGCTTTAGCTTTTGGAGGTGATCCACGTACAGCAGCAACAGAAGAATGGAATGGTTCAGCATGGACAGAAGTTGCTGATTTAAGCACAGCTAGAGATTTTTTATCAGGAAATGGCACGCAAACATCAGCTTTAGCATATGCAGGTAATACTCCTGGTGGAAGAGTAACAAATACAGAAGAATGGCAAGGAGCAGGTGCAGATATTGGTGCTTGGGCTACAGGTGCAAGTTTAAATACTATTAGACAATATGTAATTGGAATAGGAACATATACTAATGCATTAGCTGTAGCAGGAACAACTAATCCAGGAGCTTATTCAGTAGTTACAGAATCTTGGGATGGATCATCTTTTACAGAAGTTGCAGATGTAAACACTTCAAGATTTGGTGCTGCAGGAACAGGAGTTAGTAATACTTCTGCTTTAATATTTGCGGGACAGACACCATCTGGTCCTAATTTAGCAAGTACAGAATCATGGAATGGAAGTAGTTGGACTGAAGTAGGAGATTTAAATGCTGTTAGACAAGATGGAGGAGGATTTGGAACTCAAACTTCTTCTTTAGCATTTGGTGGATATGCTAGTACTAGAATAGATAATACAGAATCATGGAATGGATCAACTTGGACTGAAGTTAGTGATCTAAATGAAGCAAAATACAAATTATCTGAAAATGGTGCAGGTACAGACAACACTTCAGGAATATGTGCTGGAGGATCAGCACCTGGTGGTGATAATGCAAACACAGAATCTTGGAATGGTTCAAGTTGGACAGAAGTAGGTAATATGAATACTGTTAGAGATAATTTATCTGCCTGCGGTATTCAAGTATCTGCTTTAGTTTTTGGTGGTGAGACTGCACCTGATGCAATTTCAGCTTTTACAGAAGATTGGAATGGTGTAAGTTGGAGTGAAGTCGCAGATATGAATACAGCAGCGGGTAGAAGAGGTAGTGCAGGAACAACTTCAAATGCTTTAGCTATAGGTGGTAGGACTATAACTGCTAATATATCAGAAACAGAAGAATGGAGTGGAAGTTCTATTACAACTAAAGTATTAACAGATTAATAAGGAGAAAAATAAATGGCAAAAACATATCAATATTGTGTAGCAGAAAACTGGGGAAAAGGATTTATTGATCATGATGAATCTCAAAGAATAACTTTTAAAAGTTATCCTGGTAATGTTTGGCAAGTACCCGCATACAATAAACACGGCAATCTTTGGATTGCTAAAGTTGCAGGTGCTGTAAAAACTAAAGATGAAGCACAAGTAATTGTTACAGCAATTGTAGATGCAGCTCAAGATGCTTGGGATGCAGATAATGTTGAAGGTGAATCATCTGATGAAAAGATTAAAAGAATAGGTAATAAACCTACTGATATTACATTAGAAGAATAAAATTAAATGGCTGATTATAAAACCATACATGGTACAACAATTAAAAGTTATACCACTGATCCTGATAATTTAATTCAAGGACAAGTATGGTATGACAAAACTAATAAAGTATTACAATTTCAAGGACAAGGTGCAGGTGCTTGGTCTACAGGTGGAACTATGAATACTGCTAGAAGACTTATGGGAGGAGTAGGAACATCAACAGCAGCTTTAGGTTTTGGTGGAACACCTCCTCAAACTGCAAAAACAGAACAATATGATGGATCGAGTTGGACTGAAGTTGGAGACTTAAATGCTGGAAGATTTGAAATGGGTAGTGCAGGAACTTATACAGCTGCATTATGTAGTGGAGGTGATCCTGATACAGCTGCTACAGAAACTTGGAATGGCTCATCATGGACCGAAGTTGGAGATTTAAATACTGCAAGAAGAAATGCAGGAGTAGGTGTAGTTCCTGCTGCTTTAGCTATTGGTGGATATGGAGGAGGGGCACACAAAGCACTTGTAGAATCTTGGAATGGATCATCATGGACAGAAGTTGGTGATTTAAATAATGCAAGATATGCTAATGCAGCATTTGGAACACAAACAGCAGCTCTAACGTTTGGTGGTGATGGTCCTGGTTCACCTGGTTTAAAAAGTTTTACTGAAAGTTGGAATGGTTCCGCATGGACTGAAGTAGCAGATTTAAATACAGCTAGAAATTATTTAGCAGCGGGAGGAACATTGTCTGGAGGTTTAGCTTTTGGTGGTTATGTTGGTCCTCCTGGTTCTACAGGAAATACAGAAGACTGGAATGGTGCAGCTTGGGCAGAAGTAGCAAATTTAACTACAGCTAGGAATGGTGTTGCTGGAGATGGTACAACAACTGCAGCTATAGTATTTGGTGGTAATGTACCACCAGTTACAGGAGCAACAGAAGAATGGAATGATCCTACATTAGTAATTAAAACAGTGGATACAGATTAATATGGCAACATACAAAGACATACATGGAACAAATATTGAGGTAGTGTCATCAGATCCTAGTAACCCAGCTAACGGACAAGTTTGGTATAACTCTACAGATGGAAAATTAAAAGGTAATGCACAATTATCTGTAGGGGCTTGGGCTACTGGTGGTAATTTAAATACTGCTAGATATATAGGAGGTAGTGCTGGTATACAAACCGCAGCATTATATTTTGGTGGTCTAACTGTTCCACCAGTAACAGCAGTAACAGAACAATATAATGGATCAGCTTGGACTGAAGTTGCAGATTTAAATACTGGAAGATATATAGCAGGTGCTGGAACTTATACATCAGCGTTAGGTTTTGGTGGTCCACCTGCTCAAGCATTAACTGAATCATGGAATGGATCGAGTTGGACAGAAGTAGGAGATTTAAATACTGGTAGAAGAGGTTTAGCTGGAGCTGGTGCTAGTAATACTGCTTGTTTAGCATTTGGTGGAAATCCAGACAATAAAAATGAAACAGAAACTTGGAATGGAAGTAGTTGGACCGAAGTAAGTAATTTAAATATTGGTAGAACTGAATTAACAGGATGTGGAACTAATACAGCAGCTTTAGCTATTGCTGGAAACCCAGCAAGAGCAATAAATGAAAGCTGGGACGGTTCAAGCTGGACTGAATTAGGAGATTTAAATACTGGAAGGCATAATTTAGGAGGGGCTGGTACAACTACTAATGCTTTAGCTTTTGCTGGTTATGATGGTACAGATGTAACAGCAGTAGTAGAAATATGGAATGGAACTAGTTGGACTGAAACAACCAATGTAAGTACTGCTAGATATGGTCTAGGAGGAGCTGGAACATCAACAGCAGCTTTAGGTTTTGGTGGAATTAAAAATGCTACACCTAATGTAGCAAATGACACTGAAGAATGGTCAGGTCCAGGTGCTAATAGCACAAGAGAATTCGACTTATCATAGATGGCACGTGTTAACTTTAAAAATTTTACACCAAGACCAAAACCAAGAAAGAGACCAAGAAGACATAAAAAAAATTTAAATAAAGAAGAAAAAAGAATGCAAAAAAAATATAATCGACAGGGGAGATAATGGCAACAACAGAAGATACAGTAGCATTACAAAAAGGTGCAATAGCACCTGCTCAGACAGAACAAACGGGCAGTCAAAAAGCTGTATCGTTAATTGATAGTTTAATAACAGGACCTAGTTTACCTACGGGTACAACTATATCACCACAGTTACAGAATATAGCAACTCAAGAGTTATTATCTACTCCAGGTATATCTGGATCATTAGGTTTTACTGCTCCTGCTACAACTGCTGCACCTACAATAGCTGCACCAGGAACTATGGCAGGAACACAAGTAGCTGCACCAACAGCTGCAACAGCAGGTCAATATACAGCATCTACTGTTACAGGACAAGTGCCTACAATGACTGCTGCACAAGGAACTGTATCAGCTCCTATGACTGCAGCTCAAGGAACTATTACATCTGATGCTACAGTAAAAGGTCAATTAGAAAGTTTACAAACAGAAGTACAAACAGCTTTAAATACAGGTAATCCCCTACCAGTATGGGCTAGAGGTGCTGCTAAAGCTACTGAAGCTGCAATGGCTAATAGAGGTTTAAGTGCTAGTTCAATGGCAGCTGAAGCACTAGCTGAAGGTATTATGAATTCTGCTATACCTATTGCACAAGCAGATGCAAATACCTATAAGCAGATGATCTTTCAAAATCTGTCTAACAATCAACAGGCAGCTATTACAAATGCACAATCATATCTACAGATGGATATGGCTAACTTGTCTAATAGACAACAAACTAATTTGCAAAATATAAATGCAAGACAGAATTTTTTATTATCTGACCAGGCTGCATCTAATGCTGCATTCCAGTTTAATGCTACAAGTCAAAATCAAGTAAATCAATTTTATAGTAAGCTATCTTCAACAGTTGCAGATCAAAATGCTGCTAGAATAGATGCTATGAAAAAATTTGCAGAAGCAGAGAAAAGTAAAATTAATGCATTGAATGCACAAAATAGTATTGCAGTTAATGAAGCTAATGCTAAAAGAGAAGCAACAGTAAAACAATTTAATGCAACACTAGAAAATCAAAGACAACAATTTAATGTTCAAAATCAAAGAACAATAGATCAATCAAACGTTGTATGGAGAAGAGCAGTTAATACAGCTAACACAGCTGCAGTAAATGCTGCTAATCAAACTAACGCACAGAACTTATTAAATCTTTCTAACTGGGGCTTATCATCAGCATGGCAACAGTGGAGGGATGAAGCATCTTGGGTTAATACTTCTTCAGAGAATGCACAAAATAGAAATCATAATTTAGCTATGGCAGCTCTTGAAAGATCTACTACTGTAGAGTTACAAGATAAGGCTTCTAAAGATGCTATGTATCAAATGATTGGTAAGTTTGGTTTTGATTTGTTATCAGGTAAATAGGAGATATAAATGAAAATAGGAGAAATATTTAGAGGTGCTGTATCAAGTGCTGCAGGAACTATTGGTGGTTTTATTGGAGGTGCTATAGCGGGACCTGGAGGTGCAGCAATAGGTACAAGAATAGGATCTAAAGCAGGAAGTTTATTTGAAAGAAAAGCAGGTGATGATAGTGGATTTGAGCCTATAAGCACAGTAGTACAGCCTGCAAGTTTTGGTGGTAGAATGGGATTCTCTAGACCAGGAATGAGTAGATCAAATATTGGTATGGCTAAAGTTGTAAATGCAGAAACTCTTAATGCTGCTTGGGATGCTAGACTATTAAAATACTATTCATCAGCATACAAAATTAAAAGAACAGTAACATCATTAAAAGGATAATAAATATGGATAAATTTAGAGAAGGCGAAGATAACCCATTTGATGCACCAGTGGCTGGACAAGGGTTAACTGATGAAGCTGGATACTTGCCGTGGGAGCACCCAGCAAAAGTTACAAATGGTGATGAGGCTTCTGATTTTGTA